GGTGTGCCGGCCTCTGCGGTGTCTTCAGTTGGTTGATCTGGGGGAGCGTCTGCACCAGGCATCGGCTCAAGCTGGACCTCTGGCGCTGCGGCTGTGGCCGGTGCAGCAGGCAGCATGCCTTCCAAGCGTTGGTCAAGGGATTGAATGGCCATTTATTGTGCTCCTTGTTGTGGAGCGCTGCGGCCCCGTTTCACGCTTGTCGCAGTTCCTGCGGCAGTTCCATCTCGTTTTCCGCGCCCCACTGCTCCGGCAGTCCCTCCGGATACGCCAGGCCCAGGTAGTTCTCCCGCGTTACCGGCAGGCTGAATTTCTTGAGTAGGTTGAGCACGAAGTCCTGCTTGCTCCCACTCTGGGGGATTGATTCCACCTGCTGATCTGATGACTTCATTTCGTGCCTCGTCGAGTGAAAGTTGACCTTTACGGTATTTTAGCCAGATGTTGTCAATCTGATCCACATTTTTGGCCTGGCTCTTGAATGTGTCTGGGAATAAACCACGCACAGCTTCCCAGGTAATCGACTGCATTTCGCGTGGCAGCACACCGCGCTCTTGAGCTGCGCGTCGGTAGGCTTCGGCATAGATGCCATAAGTACCCTGCACGCCGGTGATCGAGCTGTTCTTTGGACCACCCTCACCGGTCACGCCAGAGCCGAAGTTATGCAGCACCTCACGGCTGTTGCCAGACAATGGGCGCAGCAGGCCAGCGGCCACCGCGTGGGTGTCGATTGTCACAGCGCCAGACGGGTCGTTTGGCGCATAGATGTTGTTGTAGAAGTTGCGCACCTTGTGCATGTCGCCAAGGCTGTTGCTGATGGTGGTCTTTGATGGGTCATCCAAAATCACAATGGCTTTGCCGATTTCATTCAACGAACCCCAACCAGTCTTGGTCGGCGTCTTGCCATCAGCATTCATGCGAACACCAACAAAGTCACCCTCTGGGCTGACGATCTGGTGCTCGCGTGGCAAATACGCTTGGTCGTATGTGCGCAGCCACATGGCCTTCAGGCCAGGGTCTGTGATTTGCTCAAGCGTCTTGCCTCTGATTGCATCAACCATGGGCGCATACTGTGGCTTGGACCAAATGACCTTGGCCATCTCGTCCATTGCTTTGTCCCACTTTGTGCCTTGCTTGGTTGTCATGATGTCCAGCACGCGCTGGCCTAGAGACACATTCATGAACCAATCTTTTTGTGGCGACAACACAGCGAGCACACCAGACACAGCTTGATCTGGCACAGCATAGTCAGCAGAGAAACGCTCAGTGATGTTGCGAGCGCCGTCATACCAGAGCTTGCTGCGCTGGCGCGTAGCGTCTGGCACTTGGTCGTACAAATACAGCAAGTTGTCTTTGACCCCGTTGATGAAGTCTTCGGCCTGCTTGTCTGGCGTGCGAGCTTTTGAAACGAAGTTGGGGTATTGCTTGATCAATCCCATGTTGTAGGCAAAAGCGTTTGGATCGCTCTTTGATGCCTGCAAGTCAATGGTCAAGTTGTTGGCCAATGGGTCTTCGGTTGCCTTCACAGCTGTTGGCAATCGTGTGCTCACTAGGTTTGGACCGGTCGGCACAATGTTCATTTGTGTTGGCGTTCCCAGCTTGCTCATGCTGTCGAGCACCATCTCACCGGCTTTTGGTGCGAGCGCTTTGCCAGCCTTGACCGTACCAGCGACACCAGGGATCATGCCAACAGCAGCGCCACCAGCCTGCATTGCAGCTGTGCCGATGTTGCCTTGCTGCGCAGATGTGACAGCCTCTCCGCCCATGCGCGCAGCTTCTTGAGTCTGCAGGCCAGTTCCCAAAATTGGGATGATGTCTGCCAGGCCAATGTTCAATGGCAAGTTGCTGCTTGGCCCACCGATCAAGGTCTGCGCGTTTTGGCGTGCCTTGTATCGGTCCATGCCAAACTTCTCAAAGCCAGCCTGCAAGAAGTCAGCCATGCGCTCGCGCACGGTTGGGTCATAGTCGGTCATGGTCGGCTGACGCTGGCCACTGTAGCCATAATCACCCATCTTGGTCGCACCGACCTCGGCCAGCTGCACACCATCAACAGACGGCTCGGTGGCCACCGGCTCGGCAGGCATGTCAGGGAATTGCTGCGATGTCAGCACTGACAGATATTTGTCTTCAATCGGGCTGTAAGCCATTACTGATTCCCTTCAGACTTGTTGAGCAGGTCTTCAATGCGCTTCAACTCGCGCAACTTGTTTTGATCATTGCCGGCTTTTTTCTTGAGCGCTGGCAGTGTCTCGCGTGTGATCTGGCCATTGATCCACTCTTTTTTGCTGTACACATCATCGAGCTGCTTGCGCGCATTCTTTGCCTCTTCGCTGTTGCGCTTCTTCTCCAGGTCTGTCTCCAGCTGGGTCAGCACTTGGCGCGGTGTGATCACCTTGCCATCACGCAGCGCTTGCGTTTGAATCTCAAGCGCGTTGGCGCGCAGCGTTTGCAGTCGTTGAAACTCAGCGCCCTTGGGGTCAATGACAGTCACCTGGCCAGGCATGGTCGGGATGCCGGCCAGCCGTGACAAACCACGGTCAAGCTCTTGGCTGTCGCGTCGGTCTTCAGTGTTCAGCAGCTTGAGCGCACCGAGCGCTTGCTTGCCGTTCACGCCACCAGGTTTGACCATCGACCAAATCTGATCAGCACTGGTGATCGTGCCGCTGTAAATGCCGTTGATCAGGTTGAACTCAGCTTGGGCGTTGCCGGTGTTGTTGCTGTCCAGCATGTCTTTGAGCACACCAAATGGCACAGCGCCTGGTGCTGATCTGGCCACGCCAGCGAGCTGGTTTGCCAGCGCCTTGCGCTTGGGGTCACCGTCAGGCAGCGCATAAATCTGTGTCAGCAGGCTCACCGCTTGAGCTTCGCCGTTGCGCTTTTCTTCAGCGCGCTTGGCATTCTGAGTGTCAATGACTTGGTTGTTGGCCAGCATGAAGTTAGCGACCACTACCTTCTTGTCGTCATAGTTCATGCCGGCAAAGACATCTTTCATCTTGCCAACATCACCGACGCGCAGCTTGGCCAAGCCCTGCTCAAAGTCAGTGCCAAACTCAGCGCTTGTCACAAAGCTCGACACCGCGCCAATGCGTGCGGCTTTGTATGCTGCTTCAAATTTGTCACTGTATGTTTTTTGCAACGCTGGGTCTGTCATCAACAGCGCGCTGTTTTTAACTGTCTCGCGGTACACATTGGCCAGGTCTTCAACCGAGCGCACGCCTTGTGTCTCAGGGTCAACCCAGTAGCCACGGGCGATTGACGCCTCAAGCAGTCGCACACTGTTGTCGAAGTCTGCGTCGAACTTAACCAAGCGCTGGCGCTTTTGCAGCTTGATCTCTTCTTCAGCTGCCTTGGCCAACACGGTATTGCCCATGGTCGAGATGGTGGCGCGAAATTTCAGCGATGCCTCTGGGTCAACATTGACCAAGCTCTTACTGAATCCGTCCATCATCACACCGATCTGGTTCTTCACCTGCTCGGTTGTCGCGCCACCCTGCTCAACTGCGGTCAACAGCGTTGACAGTTTGGCACGCGCCTCGACCTCAAAGTTGTTTGAGATTTCAAACGCACGGGCTTTGCGCACAGCTGCGTCATACACATTGAATGTGCCACCCAACTTCAGCGGCTCGGTGTTGCCCTCACGCGCAGCGCGCAGCTGTGCGTCGGTGATCGGGTTGTCGGCCACATACTGCATGCCGGCTTGCTGCGCTGACTCTTTGGCAATGCCAAACAGCGTGCTGCTCAATCGGTCGAGCTGCTGGGTCAGGGTCTGTTGGTAGTTGGCTGCGGCCTTGAGGCCGACATAGTCCACCTGCGGTGCGTTGACCTGCGGCAAGACCGCGCCAGGAATGCCAACATTCTCAACGCGACCGGATTGAAGTAGTGGTAAGTCTGCCATGGTTCAACTCATGAAAATGGGTTTTTAACGGTCTTGGCAAATTCAAGCGCGCCTGTTGTCAGTGTAGCGCCAGCAAGTAATCCACCACTCTTGACAGCAAACTCACCAGCCAAACGCATCTGCTTGGCCTGTGTCTCTGCTGCATTCATTGTCAGCTCTTTCTGCTCCTTGGCTGCGAGCACCATGGCAGAGGCATCTTCAAAACCCAGCAAACGGGCCGTCAGAGCGTTCAAATTGGTCACACCCACATCTCGGTATGTCGCGGCCACATTCTCGGCCTGCACGCCTGCTGCAGACCCCTCGCTGTAGACGACGCCGTTGGCAGCAGCGCGTGCTCGCACAGCAGCGTTGGCGCGCTCCATGTTGCGCAGCAAAGTGTTGCCGGCAATGGTGTAGTTGACCGCCTGCATCTCGGCTTGCTTGAGCTTGCGGCCAGCTTGAATGCTTGCATACTTTTCATCTTGGTCGGCTCTGATCTGCGCCAGGCGCAGCGTGTCAGCAGCCTGCACCTCGTACAAGCCTTGTGTGTAGTAAGCCGCAGCCTTTTGTGACTCAGCTTTGGCCATGTCTGTCAACAGCGCAGCGTAGGGCGAGGCAGCGCCAATGCCACCCTGCACTGCAGTAAACAGCTTGCCACCAGTCTCAGCAAGACCCGTCCAGTCAAAGGTCGAGTCGCTTTTTGGTTCGCTTATCAAAAATTCATCAGCCATCATGTACCCCCAGACACAGCGACCTTGTACTCAAGGCCAAGCAGCGTCATCTTCAAAGGCAGCGACTGCGACACCTCAACCGCAGCCTCACGCGAATAACCCAGCACACCGTTCACACGCTTGATGCCGGTGAACTCTGGTTCAGGGTCATCAAGCAGCGGGTTGTCAAAAGTGCGGAATGGCACTGGATTGTTGTTCAGGTTCAAGTGCTGGGTGTCATCCACCACAGCGTTGATCTCAGTGATGCGCTTCTTGAATGCTAGGCGCGTGCCAGTCTGCAGCTTGATCTCGACCGGCATTGTCTTGGCATACACAGTGAATGGCAGGCCCACCTCATAGCTGGTTGAGCTGGCGCGGTCAAATGTCACCGACCCGCTGCTCACAGTCTCATTGCTTTGTGGCACGCCATCGCAAATCACATTGAGCGCTTTGGCCTCATGTGGCAGGCTTGACTTGCTGGATGCAGCGCCACCAACAAACGCGCAGTCTGTGAAATAACTGTACCCAAACAGCTCGACAAAGTAGCGCGCAGTGCCGTTGAATGTGCGCTTGACCACGGTGTAAATGTCAGTGACATCAATGGCCACATCTTTGAACTCACCGTCAGTGATGAACTCAGATGGTGCTGTGATCTGCTGTGAGCGCATGATGCTGAAGACGGCCATTGTGCCGTCATCGGCATTGGTCATCATCAGCAAGTCACCCTCGTCGGTGCTTGTGCCGCGACGCAGCGCGATGCGGCTTGGTGTCTTGAGCAGGTGGCCAGACAGCAGCGAGATGCGTTGTGTCACATAAGTCAGCTGACTGTCAGAAAACAAGAACTCGTTGACTGACTTGCCCTGGCGCTGCACATACACCGAGCCGGACTCAAGCGACTGCACGCGAATGCCAGGCTTTGTGCCATTGCGCGACACAGCCTTGAATATCAGCGTCAATGGGGTGATCGGATCAGTGCCAGACTGTGGCACAAAAAACTCACCACCGGTTGTGAACACCTGCAAGTCGCGGCCACTGATCATGTCAACAATGACATTGAGCTGCGATGTGTCAAGCGTCGCCTCAACAGCGTCGTCATCAAGCGACACAGTCGGCATGAAGTCGTAGAAGATGCCGATCTTGCTGCCCCAAATTGTTGATGGGCGCGACTTGCTGCCACCAAAGTACAGCCGGCCTTCGTGGAATGTCACAGTGCGTGGCCAGCCTTTGCCGCTGCTCCACACATCTTGATAACCCGATTCGATTTCCCAACTGCCTTGTGCAATGTTGCTGGTGCTGAAAAATGGAAACTCAGTAACAGCCTTGACCACAGTGTTGCTCACCACCTCGATGATGCGAGCGCGACCCTGCGGTGATGCGTTAATGTACTGGTTCAAATCAGCTGATGTGAAAATTGTGTTTTGCGAAGTCAATGTCACATTGCCAGACACAGCGCTTGGCGTCAGGTGGCCAGCTGATGGCGTGGTTGTGGTCAGCGTAAACGCATACTTCGGAATGCTGTCAAATGTGATGCTGCTGATTGTCCAGCTGCTGTCGCTTGCACCGCGCACCAGGCGCTGCGGTTGCAAGTCTTCATGCACCAAGATCATGGTGTCTGCAGACTGGGTCCAGCACAGCTGAGTGAGCATCGCACCGGTGATGCTGGTTGTCAGATACGCAGTGCCACCACCGTTGATGTTGGTCACTTGCGCGCCGTCTTTGAACACATACATGCGATTGTGCGTGAAACACAGCATGTAGCTGTCGTCAACAGAAAACTCAAATGGCACAAGGCGCACACCGTTGGCTGCGCTCTCTGTGCTGCTGTTTGGCAGCTCTGCCATGTACTTTGTGCCAGGGCGACGACGCATGCCACCCTGTGGCTGGATCACCACATTGGTGGCCTTGGCCAAAGCGTTGTTGTACTGCGCCAGGTCAACCCGCGAGCGCAGCAATGGGTCCAGCTCGCCCGTGCTGAAGTTGGTTTGGATGTCAACAAAGCGTGGCATCAGTTCCTCACTGCAACAAGGCTGTGATCTTCAAGCACATTGTTTGGTCGGCTCTGGCCGTCGATCTGCATGGCCGTGCGGAAATATCCACCACGGCCATTTTCTGCAGGGTCACCAACAGCAACACGCTGCCAGTATTGAGCACGGTCAGCCTGCTCGGTGATCGTCATGGCTAAGTGCCAGGCCATCATGTACTTCAGCAGCTGCACAAAGTATTGCGGCATCGCATACTCGCCAACGCTGAATTGGTAGTCAATGTAGACCTCTTGCAGATTTGTCAGCAGACGGTCGCCCTGAATGTCCCAGTCTTTTTGTGCATTCGCGCCAACATAAGCCGACGCATACACAGCGCGGGGGTTGTTGAGCTTGTCGCCTGGGAGCTGGTATTCGTATCGCCACACGCTTGTCGGTGTGGTCACCAAGCGTGCGAGCTTGATTTTCTTTGTAGCAAAACTCCACGGGTACATGACCAACGCAGAGTCTCTGATGTCTGGATAGAGTCGGTCACAAGAGCTTGACTCGTCAGTGCCGTCATTGAATGATGAGATCGCCTTCGATCCCAACATGATCAAAGCGTCTGAGCAGATTGAAATTCCGGTATCGCCTGCAGCCATGTGAACCCCTCAATGTGAGAAGGGCCAGCCCCCGAGAACCCCCGAAAGCTGGCCCGCCTTCAGACAAGCCGATGATTAGTCGGTGTCTGTTGCGCTTACGGTTGTGCCGTCAGCGATGTCAACCACGCCAGCACCAGAAACAGCGTTCACATAAGTGAGCACCAAACTGGGAGTGGTGGAGTCGTACACAAAAATGATGTCACCAACGGTCAACAACGAAGCGATGCTGTTGAAATAACCGGAAGTGTTCACTGTTGCTTGAGTGTCGGCTGTTTTGTACAAAAACAAGCCAGGTGCGTTGCCGCGCTTTGATTGACCAATGGCGGTCAAACCAGACATTGCGAAAGCCATGATGCTTACTCCTTAAAGATTAGATCAAGATTCGCGGCAGGTGATTTGAACGATACCAGCAGCGTCGATGGCGATAGCGCCAGCGCTGAAGACTTCGTTAACCAACCAGCTGGTCTTCTCGGGGATGTAGTTGATTTCGGTGCGCATGCCGATGCCTTCACCGTAGCCAACAGCAGTCTTGTGGAAAGCCCACACAGTGCGGTCGTTGCTACCGTCGATGGCCAAGCCACCTTCAGAGCGATCACCCATCACATGGAAAGTGAAGCCCAAGAATGTGTTGATGTCACCTTGCACCAAAGCCTTGACGCTGTTGAAGTCCGAAGAAGTCACAGCAGTCTCGGACAGCAAGCTGGCCAAGCTGTTGGCGTGGATCACGATGTGACGATCACCTGGGTCCACATTGTTTTTGTCCAACAAGCGCTTGGCTTCGCGGAGCTTGGCCACATTCAAGTTGGTGTCAGCGCCACCGATGTCGTTGCTCACGGTCAAGCTGGTGCTTGATGCGGTCAAAGCGTCGATGATCATTTGGTCTTGACGACGGCCCATGGCAGCTGCCACAACCTGCACCAATTCTTGGCGCTCGTCAAAGTTGACCTTGGCTTGGTTGAAGATGTCGCTGTATTCAGCAGCGTTCCAGTCACCCAAAGTCAAAGTGACTTGGCTGAAAGAAGCGTTGATGGGAGTGACATCAGTTTGTGGCACACGGGGAGTGGCAACACCAGAACCGACTTTAGGGAATTTAACGGTAGAACCTTCGACACCACGACGCTGACGAACAGCACCAACCAGCATTGCTTTGCCCTGGTAGGCTTGTTTCACTTCAGCGTCAAAGAGTGTCACAAAGGCGTTAGAAAGAGAAACGCTCATTTTGATACCTCATTGAGTTTGTTGATCAGGGTTTAGCGCTCTGGTTAGCCTGAGAACTCAGGGCCGTTGCTTGCTGCTTGCGCCAGCCACTCGTCAGCATCCGCTGCGGCAAGGGTCGATTGCTCGGTGGGCCTTGGCCAAATTGTATGGTTTTTTTACAACAGTGCAAGCACCGTTTGAAAAATAGACAAAAAAAGACCCGCACAAGGCGGGTCAATGGCTCCTGGCAAATCTCAGCGAATTGTTTGCTGGAATAAGCGCTCGACCTTTTGACGGTATGCCGCGTCGGTTTTGTACTTGGGGTCTTGCACCATGGCATACAAATCATCTTTGCTTGGTGCGCCTTCCATTTGAATCGAGTCAACCGGCACACGGCCCTCATACGCCTCACGAATTTTCATCAAAGCGTTGATGCCGCGAGCTGTGCCGCCCATGATCTTGAACTCTTCAAAGTCATCGGCTGACCAAACGCCCTTGTTCACCAGGCCACGGCCCCAGTTGACCATGCCCTCAAGAATGGCGCTGGCATTGGGTCCGAGTTGCTTCATCTCGGCTGCTGAGTCAATGGCTGGGCCAGCTGCCTGCTCTGCGAGCTGCTTGGTCTGCGATGCCAACTCTTCAAAGGCAGCCTGGCTCAAGCCCCACTTCTTTGCGTAGTCGGTCAGAGCCGATGCGTCAACGCCTTCGGCCAACACGCTGGTGTCATATTCACCGTCTTCAGGGGCTTTGTGCTTGCCCTGCGAGATGGTCTTGCGCAGGTCGGTCCACGACTTGGCCATGGCCTCATAGTTGGCTTCGCCCTTCTCTGAGTCCCAAAAGTTGTTTGGCAGATATTCAGGCTTGGCTTTGGGCGCACCGGTGTCAACAGCTTGGCCATCGGCTTTGTGACTGATGTCTGCTGCTTGGGGGTTTGCTGCTTGTGATTTGTCTTCCACTTGCACATTGTCAAGTAGGCCGCTTGCTGCGGGCTCGACGGTTGCTTGGTCGGTCATAGGTTCCTTGCTAGGTTGATGCGTGCCTCAATGTCCCGCACCACACTTCGCTGCCCTTCAGCATAGAAGGCATGAGACGGGTCTGCGCCTGGCACTGCGATAGGCACATCCACATAGACAGCCTTCAGCCACTCAAGCAGCTTCTTGCCATCTTCACTTGCAAAGACGCGAAGCGTCAGACGCGCCAAATCTTCGCGTTGCTGCTTCACATCTCTGACATCATCAGGGTTTACACCAATCGCTTCAAGCTCGTCCCAGCTCATGCCTGCGCCCCTGCTTCAGCTTGGGCCATCTGCATCTGGGCAGCTTGCGCCTCAACTTGCTGGCGCTGTTGCTGCTCAAGCTGGAATGCACGCTCGGCTGCGGTGTTGCGCAGTGCTGCTGGCACACCCAGCTTCTCGCCCAGGTAGTCAATGGTGTCGCCAAACT